TCGGCCTACGACAGCACAGAAGTTATTCCTGTCAGTGATCCTAATGCAGCAACAATGGCACAGAAGATCGTGCAGTACCAAGCCGTATTACAACTAGCCCAATCAGCCCCCCAGTTGTATAACCTCCCCTTACTCCACCGCCAGATGATTGAGGTGTTGGGTATCAAGAATGCCAACAAATTAGTTCCTATGGAGGATGACGCAGTACCTACTGACCCAGTGCAAGAGAATCAAAATGTTCTTACGGGCAAACCTGTTAAAGCGTTTATGGAGCAAAACCACGAGGCTCACATTCAGGCGCACATGGCAGCAATTCAGAATCCGAAGATTCAACAGTTGATGGAGATGAACCCACAAGCTCAAGCAATCATGGCAGCGGCTATGGCGCACATCAACGAGCACATTGCGTTCGAGTACCGCAAACAGATAGAGATGGCAATTGGTACACCACTGCCAACAGAAGAGCAAAACAAACAAGTCTCTCCAGAGTTGGCAGACCGTATTGCCATGATGACTGCGCAAGCGTCCCAGCAGTTGACTCAGCAGGCCCAACAGCAAGCGCAACAACAGCAGGCTCAGCAGCAGATGCAAGACCCGATTGTTCAGATGCAAATGCAAGAGTTGCAAATCAAACAGGGTGAGTTGCAGCTTAAACAGCAGAAGCAACAAATTGATGCTGCGGCAAAAGCAGATCAGATTCGCATCGAGGAAGCACGTATCGCGGCTCAAAAAGAGATCGCTGCTATGCAGGTTGGCGCACAGTCAGCCGCAAAACGAGATCAGTTGAACAAGCAAATGGAAGCTGATGGAATGCGTATGGGTATTGACGCTGCTAAACACCGCGCTCAAATAGCCGTACAGCAAGCGCAACGGGCGGCGCAACGAAACCAGCCTAGCAACAAACCTAAAAAGGAACGTGATTGAGTAAATACCAAGAATTGGCTCATGTAGCCAAAGAAATCCAAAAGCTAAAACAAGAGCGTGAAGCTTACGTTGCGGCTGGACGGTGTGACACGATTGAAGAGTATCGACGAGTATGCGGAGTTGTCCAAGGTCTGAACTACGCAGAAAATATTATTGAAGATCTTGTGCGAAAAATGGAGAAATCTGATGACTGAATTTGACGTTGCAGCAGTTGACCTGTCTGGTATTTTGAACACCACCGCAGAGCAAAAAGCCAAGCAATTGCCCGACCCCAAAACTTTTCGCATGTTGTGCGTTGTTCCCGAAGCAATGGAGGAATACCAAGACAGCGAAGTTGGATTGCTTAAAGACTCAAAGACCATGCACTACGAAGAGGTGCTGACCCCAGTGCTGTTTGTAGTCAAGCTTGGCCCAGATGCTTATAAAGACACAACTCGGTTCCCAAATGGGCCGTCGTGCAAGGAAGGTGATTTCATCATCGTCCGACCCAATTCAGGCACCCGTCTGAAGATTCATGGCCGAGAATTTCGCATCATCAACGACGATGCGGTTGAAGCGGTTGTGGAAGACCCCCGTGGCATTACACGAGCAGCATAAGGAGTAACACATGGCAACACAGAAGTTTGAAGAAACTTACGAGTTTCCGGATGAAAAAGCAGAGAAAGCTGCTGCTGAAGAAAAGTTTGAAGTAGAAATTGAAGACGATACGCCCCCGGAAGATCGTGGCCGCAAGCCCATGAAAGAACCGGTAGAAGACCCAACCGAAGACGAACTAGCTTCGTACGACGAAAAGGTTCAAGCGCGTATCAAGAAGTTCACCCGTGGTTACCACGATGAACGCCGTGCCAAAGAAGAAGCCCTGCGTGAACGCGAAGCGGCTGAAAACTTTGCCAAACAAGTCTATGAAGATAACAAGAGACTTCAACAACAGCTTTCTAATGGAAGTAAAGTATTTATTGAGCAGTCGCAATCTACCGCGCAATTGGAGCTTGATTCCGCCAAAAAACGCTACAAAGAGGCCTACGAAGTAGGCGATGTCGATGCCATTACTGAAGCTCAGGCAAACATTGCCGAGGCTACGTTGAAGCTTGATAAGACCCGTGGGATGAGACCTATCGAGGTTGACGAACGTCAGTTTGTACCTGCTCAACCAGAAAAACCTAACCTTACTCCCCGCACTCAAAAGTGGATTGATCGCAACAGCGATTGGTGGGGTAAGGATGACGAAATGACAATGACCGCTATGGGTATTGACAGGAAGTTACAGAAAGAGTATGGTGCGGACTATGTAGGTACTGAAGAGTACTTCAAAACCATCGACAAAACGATGCGCAAACGATTTCCTGAGCACTTTGAAAGTGAACAGAGCTATGAGGATGACGAACCGCCTCCTAAGAAAAGAACGTCAGAACCGGTTGACGAGGATGATCCCCCGTACCGTGCAACAAGATCAGCTTCGCCAGTAGCTCCGGCTACCCGAAGTACTCCGCCTAATCGTATACGGTTAAAGGCATCAGAAGCTGCGACTGCGCGTCGCCTTGGGGTGCCGATTGAAGAATACGCGAAACAGGTTGCTTTACTTAGAAAAGGTGCTTAAAAATGGAAAACGTCGAAACCAAAAAGTCTGAAAAGGCTCAAATTCGTTTAGACCGTGAGTTAGATTCTCGTGCGACTACCTATAGACCTACGTCTTGGAAAGCTCCTGAGACTCTACCGATGCCTGATGACCGTCCCGGTTGGAAGCATCGCTACATCCGCTTAAGCACTATGGGTGTTGCTGATCCAAGCAATATTTCTTCTAAGTTACGTGAAGGATACGAACCCTGCAAAGCAGAGGAATATCCCGAACTGATGATGCACGCTGCCATCGAAGGCCGCTTTAAAGGCGGTATTGAGATTGGTGGGCTGTTGCTCTGCCGCATCCCTGCCGAGTTCATGGAACAACGCGCAAAACATTTTGCAAACTTGAACCAGTCTCAAATGGAATCAGTGGACAACAATTTCCTTCGTGAAAATGATCCTCGGATGCCCCTTTTCTCAGAGAAGAAATCCAAGGTCAGTTTCGGTTCTGGTTCTTAAATTTAGGAGTCCTTAAAATGGCTTATCCAACGGTAAATGCCCCCTACGGGCTAAAACCGATCAATCTGTACGGCGGTACACCCTTCGCAGGTGCAACTCGTCAGTACCGTATTGCTTCGGCATACGACACCGCTATCTTTTTTGGCGATGTTGTTGAAATGGTAAATACTGGCACGATTATCAAATCTGCCATCACGTCTGCCCGTGCAACTGTGACAACTTCACAGGTCATGGGTATTTTTATGGGTTGTTCTTACGTTAACGCGCAAGGCCAAGTCATTTTCTCCCAGTACTATCCTGCAAGCACTACCGCCCCAACAGGTACAGTTATTACCGCTTATGTGTGTAATGACCCCAATACCTTGTTCAAGTGTGTAATTGCCGCTGGTACTACTGCTAACGACGCAACTTCTGGCTTATTGCCGTCGTCCACCACGCAATATACCGTTATCGGTACTAACGTGGAATTGGTTCAGAACACTGGTTTGACAACTACTGGCGATAGCCGCGTAGCTGTTGCAGCTTCTGCAACCACAGGAACACTGCCCTTGAACGTCGTTGACGTTGTGCCTGAGACATCTTATGTCAATGGTTCTGGCAACGTAGTGTTCCCCGAACTCATCGTTCGTTGGAACTTTGAGATCCATACAACCACTATCGCCTCTGGCGTTTAATCAAGGAGCTAAATCATGGCTATTTCACGCGCACAGCTACTGAAAGAGTTGCTCCCCGGCTTGAACGCTTTGTTCGGTATGGAGTATTCACGTTACGGCGAAGAACACAAAGAGATCTACGAAACTGAGACCTCTGAGCGTTCATTTGAGGAAGAAACCAAGGTGTCTGGCTTCTCAGCCGCACCTGTCAAAAACGAAGGTTCTGCCATCGCTTACGACAATGCGCAAGAAGCATGGTCAACTCGCTATACACACGAAACCATCGCCTTGGGTTTCTCAATCACTGAAGAAGCGATTGAAGATAACTTGTACGACAGCTTGTCTGCTCGCTACACCAAGTCTTTGGCCCGTGCTATGGCATACACCAAACAGGTCAAGGCTGCTGCCGTCCTGAACAATGGCTTTAGCTCTAGCTACCCCGGTGGCGACGGCGTGTCTTTGTTCAACGCTAGTCACCCCCTGATCTCTGGTGGCACTAACAGCAACACTCCTTCCACCCAAATCGACTTGAACGAGACTTCTTTGGAAGCCGCCGTTATTCAAATCGCAGCTTGGACAGACGAGCGTGGCTTGTTGATCGCAGCTAAACCCAAGAAGATGATTGTTCCCCCGAACTTGATGTTCGTCGCTAAACGCCTGTTGGACACCGAACTCCGTGTCTCTACTGCTGATAACGACATCAACGCCATCAAGCAAATGGGTGCAATCCCTGAAGGTTACGCTGTCAATCACTTCTTGACAGACACCAACGCTTGGTTCCTGACCACAGACGTGCCTAACGGTCTGAAGCACTTTGTTCGTTCACCGCTGGCTAACAGCATGGACGGCGACTTCGACACCGGCAACGTCCGTTACAAGGCCCGTGAGCGTTACAGCTTCGGCTGGTCTGACCCTCTGGGTATGTGGGGTTCTTCAGGCACTGCCTGATAACCGGAAGGGGGCCTTGTGCCCCCTTTTCTTTTGGTGTATATTGCAACCATTCCGGGGTTCTCCGGTGTATCAAACAGTCCCGGCTGACGACATGCAGATTGATACACCTTAACTTGCATGTAAGGAAAAAACATGGCACGCACTACGTTTCAAGGCCCAATTCGATCATTGGGCGGTTTCTATTCCCAAGGCCCTAACTCCGTTCTGGCAGTTACTTCCAGCGTTACGCTGAACCCACAGGATTACGCAGGCCGCATCATTTCTATTGGTGGCGCTTTGGCAGCTACAACCACTGTGACATTGCCAACAATCAATGTCTCCACCGACCCCTCTTCTTCTGGCCCCGGCGCAGACCCCAACACACTGAACAACGAAGGTGTTGTTTACACAATCTGGGTTCCCACAACCATCACCACCAGCACATTGAAGATTGCCACTACAGCCGCTTCTGGCGACTATTTCATCGGCACTTTGTTTGGTGTTGACACTGATTCATCCGACGCTCTGGTAGCGTACAACGCCTTAGCCGCAGACACCTTTGATTTCATCAACTTGAATGGTGGAACTACTGGTGGTGTTGCTGGTACATGGATTGAAATCGTTGCTGTTGCTGCCAATAGCTACATGGTTCGTGGTACTGTAAACGGCTCAGGCACTGTTGCAACACCATTCTCGACTACCTAATCAACCCCACGGGGCTTCGGCCCCTGTTAAATCAGGAGATTGATTATGACAATGCAGTATGACGTTAAATCAGCGCATGCCGAGGCAACGGGCACAATGGTAGATCAGCGAACCCGAATCAAGGGATACCAGCTTTTATCTGGCGGAACTGCCGGAGATATTGTTTTTACCGATGGGGGTGCAGGCGGTACTGAGCGTTTGCGTGTCAACATTTCCACCAACACCGCTGCTATTTCTACGTTAATTCCCGGCGAGGGGATTTTGTTTTCAACGGACGTGTATGTGACATTGCCAACAGCGGCAAAAATCACGGTGTTCTATGGCTAAGTCGCCTGCATGGACGCGCAAAGAAGGGAAGAATCCCAAAGGCGGCTTGAACGCCAAAGGACGAGCCTCTTACAACGCAGCAAACCCGGGGAAGCCGGGGCTGAAAGCCCCACAACCCGAGGGAGGCAGCAGGCGAGACTCTTTCTGCGCCCGAATGAAGGGGATGAAAGCGAAATTGACGAGCGCAGAAACCGCAAGGGATCCAGATTCGAGGATTAACAAATCTTTGCGAGCATGGAACTGCGCAGATGGCGGGTATGTAACAAAGGCCGATGGCTGTGCTACCAAAGGCAAAACGAAAGGTAGGTTTGTTTAAATGGCTAAGACAAAAAAGATGGCTTTTGGTGGGCCAGCTACAAAACCCGGTATGCAAGGACTTGGACAAGCTATGGGTGCAAGGCCTCAAGGCCCCGCACTCGGGCAAGCAGCGGCTACAAAACTCGGGCAAGCGGCGGGTACAAAACTCGGGCAAGCTATGCCTCCCGGCATGGGTGCTCTGCCTCCGCGTGATATGGGTAGACCTAATATGCCCCCTAGCCTCCCTCCTGCTGGTAAATTACCATTTGGGCAACGCCCCGAAGTTCCTCAGAGACCGGCTGTACAAACTCAACAAACCGCACCTCCTCCTACAGCTCAACAGCAAGCTCAAGCTCAACAAGCTCTACAGCAAGCTCAACAAAAACCCGTTGGGCAGACTACGCCTTCACCTTCTGAGCAACAAGCACTACAACAAGCTCAACTAGACGCTAAAGCTGCTGAGGCTCAACAAAAATTCCTACAATCCCAACAAAAACCCCCTGTGCCTGTGACTGGCGTTAAACCAATGACAGGCGGTATGAATCAAACCCCAACGCCTATAAAAAAAGGCGGCATGGTTTCTAGTAAACCCAAAGCCTCATCAGCTTCCAGCCGTGGGGATGGTATAGCCACCAAAGGCAAAACAAAGGGCAGGTTTGTATGAACCAGCATGACCAAGAAACCGTAAAGCACATGATTGACGGTGCTTCAATACTCACCGTTATTGGAACTCTTGTGGAATTCTTACCTGCTGTCTCTGCGTTGCTCAGTATTGTTTGGGTAGCCATCCGTATTTACGAAACAGATACCGTTCAAAAACTCGTAAACCGCAAGGGGGACGACAATGCCAGCAACGAGTGAAAAGCAAAAGAAATTCATGGATGCTGTGGCTCATAACCCAGCGTTTGCGAAGAAGGTTGGAGTCCCCAAATCCGTTGGCAAGGACTTCAGTGAGGCTAGCAAGGGCATGAAGTTTGGCAAAGGTTCGGGTAGCCGGGCCAATGCGCAAGCAATTAACAACCCCAAAACCAATCAAGGTAAGGCGGAACTTTTTAACAAAGGTGGAACTATGGCTGAATCTAAAGCAATGATGAAAAAAGAAGTGTCTTTTATGAAGGCCAAAGGCGCACCCAAGTCTATGGTCAAGCATGAGATGAAAGAAGCTGGCGTGAAAAAAATGGCTGGCGGCGGCGCAATCACCAAAGCCAAAATGGGCGCAGTTCCTTCCGGCGGCAACAAAGGCAAGGGCGAACATGCTGTTCAAAAGAGCGGTATCTCCAAAGGTACTATGGTCAAAATGTCCGGCTCTAAGCCATTGGGCATGAAAAAGGGCGGCAAAGCTTACTGCTAAAAGGGGTACATCATGGCAAAAGCAAAAGATTTAGCAGCATTGGCAGGTCTAGCAGGTCTAGCTTATGCCATGCGTAATAAAGATAAACCCGAGCAAGAAAACAAAGGCCGTCAGTCTGATGGTGCTGGATATAAGTCCACTGAAACCCGGGAAGAGCCCCGCCGCAAGATTGAAGATTACCAGAAGAAAGCGCCTTTAGATGGTACAGAAATGTATCCTTCTGGTGTTATGGGCGGTGCTAGTCAGCCCGCGTCTAAACCCATATCAAAGTCTAAGCCGGAACTTCAGTCGTTCACAACCCGTAAAGACCCCCGCGAAGCAGAAGCTGGCATGAGTCGTGGTACACGCTCTGTACCCAATGACAATTACAGCAACGAAGGTCGTTCTTCAGCAAAACCTCCAAGCACAGTATCTTCTTCTGCTGAAGGTATGAAGAACTATAAACCACGCCGTAATTCAACCCCAGCTAATACCGCGTCTTCATCCGCAGAAGGCATGAAGGACTACAAACCTCGTGTCACTCCGCCAGCAGCCCCGTTTAAAGGGGGTCAATCCGGATACGACGAAGCTGGCAATTTCTTGGGTGGCCGTCGTGGTTACGATGAAGCTGGCAACCCTATGAAGAAGGGTGGCGCAGTCAAGAAGATGGCTTCTGGCGGCATGACCGCTTCCAGCCGTGCCGATGGAATCGCATCTCGCGGCAAAACCAAATGCAAAATGTATTGAGGTGAATCATGGGAAAACATTCAAGACACTATACCGACTTGAACCCACTTGAGGGTGGTGGGTCTGGCGGCGGTCGTGGTTATGCCGCACCGATTGGTGGGGCTGTAGGCGCTGCTGGAGTGCTTGGAACAACCAAAGTAATGCTCGATAAGGCTGAAAAAGATAGGGAAGCAAGAGACACCGCCGAATCTGCAAAAGAACGCTTAACTCAAAAAGAAAAGCAAATGGTTCAAGAAGCAGAAGACGAAAGAACGCAAGAAAAGATCAAGAAAGCTCCAACCACCAAGACGGAAATGGGTAAGGCATTTGCCAAAGGCGGTTCAGCTTCCAGTCGTGCCGATGGCTGCGCTCAACGTGGCAAAACCCGTGGGACGCTAATCCGATGATGGCCTCTCGCGGCATGGGCGCAATCAACCCGAAGAAGATGCCGGGGAGAAAAGCCGTTCGTCGCAAAGACGCACCGCAGGATGTGGATATGTATGCCAAAGGTGGGGAAGTTTGGGATACACCCAACCCAGCCAAGAAACACAAAAAACTGTCTCCAGCTAAGAAAGCCAAGGCCAAAGCTGCGGCAAAAGCTGCTGGTCGGCGCTACCCAAATTTGATAGACAACATGCGGATGGCTAAATAATGGCACAAACCTCTGGCGCATCATCATTTAACCTTGACCTCACCGAGTTGGTCGAGGAGGCGTTTGAACGCGCCGGTAGTGAGTTGCGCACCGGTTATGACCTCAAGACCGCCAGACGCAGTTTGAACATCATGTTTGCTGAATGGGCGAACCGTGGCATCAACTTGTGGACGATTGAGACCGGCACGATTGACTTCGTACAGGGTCAAAATACCTACGCCCTGCCTGACGACACCATTGACTTGCTTGAGCATGTGATTCGTACAGGTGCGAACGTAGCGGCAACTCAGGCTGACTTGACTATCACAAGGATTAGCGTCTCCACCTACGCCACTATCCCCAACAAAATCACCCAAGCCAGACCCATTCAAGTTTGGATTCAACGCTACAACGGGCAGACTTCGCCGACAGGATTGACCTTGGACGGCGCAATCACCAGCACTGCCACTGAAATTACGTTGGACTCTGCGATTGGCCTTCCCGCCGCCGGGTTTGTCAAGATTGAGAACGAGATCATCAATTACGGGTACATAGACGGGAACGTCTTGTATAACTGTTTCCGCGCCCAGCAGAACACCACTGCCGCAAGCCACGCAGACAACACCGCTGTGTATTGGCAACAAGTCCCCGCGATCACCGTTTGGCCCACCCCAGACAATGCACAGCAGTACCAATTTGTGTATTGGCGTCTGCGCCGCACCCAAGACGCAGGCGGCGGTGTCAACATCATGGACGTGCCTTTCCGCTTTATCCCATGTATGGCGGCTGGCTTGGCGTATTACATTGCCGGAAAAATTCCTACGGGCGCAGAGCGCATCCCATTCCTCAAGACGCAGTATGACGAAGCTTGGGAGCTTGCGGCCTATGAAGATCATGAGAAAGCAGCTTTGAGACTTGTACCCCGTCAAACCTACATTGGGAGGTAGAGGTGGGCAATAGATTTGCCAGTGGTAAGTTTGCGATTGCTCAGTGCGACCGTTGCGATCAGCGGTTCAAGTTGAGCATTCTCAAGACCGAGATCATCAAGACCAAGAACTACAACCTCTTGGTTTGTCCCGCCTGCTGGGATCCAGATCAGCCGCAGTTGCAATTGGGTATGTTCCCGGTGGATGACCCGCAGGCTTTGAGGAATCCCCGCCCTGATCGGAGTTACATCTTGTCAGGCACAAACGGTTTGCAGCTTGTTCCAACAGGTAATGGGCCAGACGGAGCAGGGACGGTTGAAGGTGGTAGTCGCATCTTCCAGTGGGGTTGGTATCCAGTTGGTGGATCACGGGCAAACGACGATGGTTTAACGCCAAATAATTTGGTTTTAACCGTAGAACTTGGTACAGTATCAGTTACAACGACATAAGGAGTCGATGATGGACGCAAAGAAAGCAGTTCGTAAACACGAACAAAACATGCACCCCGGTCAAAAACCTACCAAGCTTCGTGCCGGTGGCAAAACTAACAGCGACATGCTCAAGTATGGTCGCAACATGGCGAAGGTGATGAACCAACGCAGCGCCGGACGGGGTAAATAATATGAGAAGCAGCACTGAAGAATTCAGCTATTTCCCTGCTGAAACCAAAGACCCTATTGGGAAGTACACACAACCCAAAGGCTACGCATCTGTAACTGTTGGCGAAGAGCCAGCAAAAGAGACCATGCGTAAAGCCAACGTGTCTGTGGCAAACACCCGTAGCCAAGACTACCCACCCACCAAGACCAGCGGCATTCAAATGCGTGGCGGCGGTGCGGCTACTAGAGGCAAAACATCTAGGGGCCCAATGGCATGACGTACACTGAGCTTGTAGCAGCAATACAAACCTACACGGAAAACAATTTTCCGACGATTACGCTTGCGGATTCGTCTACGGTTTCGTCTACGGCTCAGATCGCCCGATTCATCCAGCAGGCTGAACAGCGCATATACAACACAGTTCAGTTCCCGTCGCTTCGCAAAAACGTGACAGGCACAGTGACAGCCAGCAATAAGTACCTTGCTTGCCCTGATGACTTCCTGTCTACGTATTCCTTGGCGGTAATCAACACCGATGGTAGCTACGAGTACTTGCTGAACAAGGATGTCAACTTTATTCGCCAAGCGTACCCAACGCCGACAGATACAGCCATCCCCAAATACTATGCGTTGTTTGGCCCAACCACAACGGCTGGTTTAAACCCCGCAATTACCAACGAGTTGAGTTTCCTTCTTGGCCCAACGCCGGATACAACTTACAGCGTTGAACTGCACTACTACTATTACCCCGAGTCAATCACTACCGTTGCTTCTGGACAGACATGGTTGGGTGACAACTTTGATTCGGTGCTGTTGTACGGCTCGCTTGTAGAGGCATACACCTTTATGAAGGGTGAGGCAGACATTATTGGCTTATACGATGGTAAATACAAAGAAGCACTTACGATGGCTAAACGTCTGGGTGACGGTTTGGAGCGTCAAGATGCGTATCGTTCTGGTCAGTATAGACAGGCGGTGACCTGATGGCATTTCAAGGTAACTTTTCTTGCAATACGCTGCGTACGGGCTTGATGAACGGGACGATAAACTTTTCGTCTGATACGTTCTATTTGGCTTTGTACACCAATAGCGCAACGCTGGATCAAACAACCACAGCCTACACTACAACTGGCGAGGCATCTGGCGGTAATTATGTTGCTGGGGGTCAACTTGTAACAGCTACGGTTTCCTCGCAGACTACGGCATCTGGCAGCGTTTCGTATGTCACATTTTCAGCCCCAGCGTGGACTGGTGCAATTACGGCTCGCGGTGCTTTGATTTATACACCCGGCGCAAATGGCGCTGTTTGTGTTTTAGATTTTGGTAACAACAAAACTTCAACTTCAACTTTTACCGTGACGATGCCTGCCAATACCAGCACGTCAGCACTTATAAGGATTGCGTAATGGCGCTTGTAACCACAACCAAAGGCGACATGGATGACTCTTTGCTGGAGAAGCGTGAGGGTACCGTGGACAACGACAATGAATTAACCACATGGGTTGAGTATTGGTTGGAAGGTGAGCTTGTCCACCGGTCTGCGCATGTGACCTTGAAGAAAATGCCCGTTTTTGGCGGCGGCGAAACCCAGTTAATTGGTTAAAGGATAAATCATGGCAAACACCCAATCAATGTGTACTTCATTTATGAGCGAGCTAATGCTTGGTCAACACCAGCTTGGCGCTTCAACCATCGTATCCCGTGGTAGTTTGACCTCGCCAACTACCGACACGGTAAAAGCAGCCTTGTACCTGACATCTGCAACCATCAATGCGGCGACTACTGCATACACGGTAACTGGTGAAGTGTCTGGTACTAACTATGTTGCTGGCGGTGTAACGGTAACGAATGCTACGGCTCCGACTTCAACCAACACTTCAGCAACTGCTGGTGTGGCGTATTGGACTCCTTCGGCATCAATCACATACACCACTGTGACATTGGCTACGGCTTTTGACACCGTGTTGCTCTACAACTCAACACAAAGCAACAAGGCTATCAGTGTCCACACGTTTGGTTCACAGACCATTACGGCAGGCACTTTTACCTTGACAATGCCAACAAACAACACGTCAACTGCTTTACTGCGCTTGGCAACTACCTAAAGAGGTAGTTCATGGCTCTCGGCTGGGGCGACAATGCTTGGGGCGACAACGGCTGGGGCGGCACTCTTGAAGCAACCGGAGATGAAGCAACAGGAGCCGTAGGGACGGTCACGCCCAGTCGGACTGTTGCGCTAAGTGGGGTTCTGGCTTCTGGGAATGTTGGGGATGTTGTTGAGACAAACAACCCAACTGAAAACGGCAATATTGCTTACGGAAACGTGGGCAGCGTGGGAAGTTCCCGTGTAGTTTCTCTGACTGGCGTATCAGCAGCGGGGGCAGTTGGCACAGTTGTCCACAGCAAAACTGTTGCGCTGACAGGCGACTCGGCAAGCGGAAGTGTTGGCACTCTTTCTCGGGGCGAAACCCAGCTTGCTTTGACTGGTAGAGCGGCCTCTGGGTTGGTTGGCACTGTTTCTCGTGGTACGACCTCATTGGCCTTGACCGGTAATGCCGCTGCTGGCACGGTGGGCACGGTTGTTCGTGGCGGCTCGGTTGCTCTGACTGGTGTTGTAGCTTCTGGTATTGCAAATGCAGTTATTGTCCCAATTCCAAGCAACCAAGCAAATGGCGCGGTCGGGTCAGTTGGTTATGCGCTAGTTATCGCCCTGACCGGTAACACTGCTTCTGGTGCTGTTGGCTCATTGACAGTTGGAGAAAGACAGCTTGGTTTAACAGGAAACCAAGCGCAAGGGTATGTTGGAACACTGGTTTCGGTCTACTGGAAGCTTATTGATGACAGCCAGACTGCGGATTGGGGCACAATATCTAACATACAAACGGCAGGATGGTCAAATATAGATGACACGCAGACCGCGAACTGGCAAAATATCAGCAATCCGCAAACTCCCGGATGGGCGGTAATTGACGATGAGCAAACCCCAAATTGGGAAGACATTGAGGTAACAACATGACGACAGCATATACATCACTTTTGGGTCTGGCCTTACCTGTTACCGGCGAATTGTCCGGCACATGGGGCGACACGGTAAATAACAGTATTACCTCGCTGCTTGATTCAGCCGTTGCAGGTACTCAGACACTGACTGCTGATACCACACTGACTACCACCACAGGCGCAGCAAATCAGTCCCGTCAGGCTATTTTGCTGTGTTCACCAGCTTCGGCCAACATCACCATCACGGCTCCTGCGCAGTCCAAGATTTACACGGTAATCAACACATCGGCTGTTTACACGGTTACTGTGCGTGGCGTTGGCCCGACCACTGGTGTGACTTTGGGTGTAAGTGAGAAGGCGGTTGTAGCTTGGAATGGCTCTGATTTCGTAAAGATTAGCAACACGACTGGCGATGGCACATTTGCCAACCTGACTGTCACAGGAAACACAACCCTTGGCAATGCTGACACAGACACCATCACACAAGCCGCTTCATATGTAACTGGCACGCAGCTTAAATCAGCAAAGACAGCTACCAATACGTTAAACCTTGCCGCATACGACACAGATGGTGCCGCGTATACCAACCTAATCACGCTGACAGCCAGCACTACTCCTACGCTCGCGCTTACCTCGACAGGTGTCGGCACAATTAACAATATGTCTGTTGGTGCAACGACCGCTTCGACTGGTGCTTTTACTACGTTGTCTGCCACTGGTGCAGTAACCGCCAATACAACTACCAACAATCAGTCATACACCACCACTGGCGCAGGAACGATAACAATCAGTTCGGGAACGGCTGGCACTATCAACAACATGTCTATCGGGGCAACAACTGCTCTTGCCGGTACGTTCACTGATCTCACCAGCACAGGCAATACAACAATTGGTAATGCTGATACCGACACCATCACACAAGCGGCCTCTTATGTTACAGACACAGTTTTAAGGTCGGCGAAGGCGGCCACCAACACACTCGCACTTGCAGCATATGACGTAGATGGTGCAGCCTATACCAATCTAATCACGCTGACTGCGGCTAATGCACCCACACTTGCGCTTACCTCAACTGGCGTAGGCACAATCAACAATATGTCAATCGGTGCGACAACGGCATCTACCGGATCGTTTACTTCACTTGCCTACTCAACCACCTTGACAGGTGGCACTGGCATTATTGCTATTGGCACAAACCAAATTTACAAAGATGCGGCAGGTAAAGTGGGTATCGGTACAGCATCCCCAGCCGTTACCTTGGCTGTCAGTGCAACAGATGCGGTATTGGTTCCCGTAGGAACAACAGCACAACGCCCCACAGGCGCGTCTGGTTATTTGCGCTTCAACAGCACAATTACACAGTTTGAAGGTTTCAACGGTACTGCTTGGTCTTCTGTTGGTGGTGGTGCTACTGGCGGCGGGGCCGACCAAGTGTTTATTGAAAACAGTCTGATAGTCACAACCAACTACACAATAACAACAGGTAAAAATGCAATGTCAACTGGCCCGATCACCATCAACAGCGGTGTCACTGTAACCATCCCCACCGGCGCTCGCTGGGTTGTTCTGTAAAGGAAATATATGTCATCAGTTGTTATCTCAGGAGACAGCAGCGGGGCGATCACAGTATCAGCGCCTGCGGTTGCTGGTACAAATACATTGACGCTTCAAGCGGGTACTGGCACAAATTCGATGAATACGTTGGCGACTGCTGTTGCGTCTACCAGTGGGACAAGCATTGACTTTACTGGTATCCCTGCGTGGGTAAAGCGTATTACTGTGATGTTTCAGGGGGTAAGTACAACGGGTATTAGCCCAACTATTATTCAACTTGGTTATTCTGGTGGGTTTACAGGGGCGACTTACAACAGCACTGGTTCAAGTGCTACAAGTGGAGTTTCAAGTGTTACCACAACAGTTGGGTTATATGCTTTTCCAGCGCCCGGCGGCGGTGGTTCTGGCGCGGCGTATGCAATGAACGGAATGATGACATTAGCAAATTTAACAGGCAATACTTGGGCTTCAATGTGTATTGTTGGGCAAAATAGTGTTGCTCACACAAATTGGTCTGGTGGAATTGGAACGGCTGGCGGCACATTAACTCAAATACGCATCACCACAGTAGGCGGAACTGAAACTTTTGACGCTGGCACTATCAACATTCTGTACGAGGGCTAATCATGTCAATAATTGCTTTAACTTCTAACACGTTATCAACACCTGCCGCCGCAGGGCAGATTGAGTATGAAAGCCCAATCTTTGCCGCTACACCTATAGGCACACAACGAGGCATTATTCCAACTCAGCAGTACTACAGATTGAATGCCGCAGTTACTGGATCAGACGTAACTACTGCGCAGAGTGTATTTGGGGTTGGGTGTACGTTGTCTGCAAGTACTGTATATGAGTTTGAAATTGCATTTGGGCTTGCTAAATCTGCTGGAGTGACATCACACACAATTGCATTTGGGTTTGGTGGAACGGTAGGTATTGGCAATATTTACTACGATATATCTTCAACAAATATGTCTGGCAGTGCTTCAACAATAGTCGTCAATTCCGCAACAACTCGTGGGTACGTTGCAGTATCAACTCCAACCGTTGCTACAAACGCAACAGGATCGGCGTTAAACAGTGCGTCAATGCTTATTAAAGGTACAGTATCTATCACTACCGGCGGAACACTTATTCCGCAATATACGCTATCAGCCGCACCCGGCGGGGCTTACTCAACAGCCGCTGGCAGTTACATCCGAATCAATCCGCTGGGTGCATCTGGCGCAGCAATTAACGAGGGGACATGGGCATGAGTACAGTAATTGATGGATCAGCAGGTATCACAACAAACGCTGGTGGGTCTGTAAACCCATCTACAAACATTGATGGTATCAACTACTCATGTCGTGCTTGGGTTAACTTCAACGGCACTGGCACTGTCGCTATTCGTGCATCAGGTAATGTGACGAGCATTACAGATAACGGTACGGCAGATTACACGGTTAATTTTACGACTGCGATGTCTGATACTAATTATTCTGTTTCAGGTAATTGTATGGCTAACATTGCTCCCGGAAATAATGCTCGCATGATGGTGCTTTATCCAAACACAACATATTCAACCACTTTTGCAGTAGGTAGCGTAAGAATTTTAGCTCAAGATTATGCTGGTGGAGTAACCGCCGATGCTTTAGCAATGACGGTAAGTATTTTTAGATAAGGTGACACCATGAACTCAAGAATCATTTACCCAACTGACGATGGTGTAGCCATCATTGTTCCAGCTCCTGATTGCGGCTTGTCCATTGAGGAAATTGCCGCCAAGGATGTCCCTGCTGGCAAGCCTTACAAGATCGTGGATGTCGCTGACATCCCAACAGACCGCACTTTCCGCAACGCATGGGAATACACAGAATGATTACCATCAACATTGACAAAGCCAAGACGATTGCCCACGAAAAGCGCCGTGAGGCTCGCTCTGCTGAGTTTGCGCCATTGGACATCAAGGCAACCATTCCATCAGAGGCAACAGCCGCAGAAGCTGCGCGACAAGTCATCCGTGACAAATACGCCACCATGCAAACAGCAATTGACGCAGCTTCAACAGTTAACGAAATCAAAGCAGCAATGCCGCAATAAGGGGTATCCACCGCTGCCCCATCTCAGCGGTGCTTTGGAGAAAACTATGAACGACAAAAAAATTGAACTGACCTTGGGTCTGGTGAACGCTGTTATGCAGTATTTGGGTACACGCCCTTATGCTGAAGTGGCAGACATGATTCAAGCTATTCGGGAGCAGGCCATCCCCCAAGTGCCAATGCCTGAAGCCAAAGCTGAAGTGCCTGCGGAGTAATCATTGATCCAATCTCAATCCTCTTTGCTGCAAATGCTTGTGTCGCCGCAATCAAAGAAGGTTGTGAGTTATACAAGCAAGCTAAGACATCTTTCATGGAGGTCAAGGCAACGGTTGACGAAGCTATTGGAGTTGCACAGGAGGTATATGGTTTTTGGGGCAAGTTGGCAAGTATGTTTGGCGGTGCGCCAAAGCCGACCCAAAGCCAGCCTGTGGCAAAAAAGAAGGAAAAGTATGTTGCCGTTGACGAAACCAAAGTCATGGCAGATGTCGTCAGCCGACTCACGGAGTTCTTCAAGCTCCAAGAACAGTTAGCTGCCCACATACGTGAAGAGGAAGAAAAGAGCAGATCAGTCTACGACCCCGATGCCAATTTGATGGAAGCCGCCCTGAAGAGGGTCATGGCAATGGATCAGATGGCAGAGTTGGAAAAGACGATCCGAGAAGTCATGGTGTACCAATCCCCACCCGAAATGGGGGCTATGTATTCCAAGGTGTTTGAGATGCGAGACATCATCAAGGAGGAGCAGGAAGGCGCTAGGCTGAAGGAAGAGGCAAAGGAGCGATACAAGGTATGGCAACGGGCGGAGGCAAAAAGAAACTTCCAAGCAAAGTCAGCATATCTAATCGTGACTTCCCTATTCCTCCTCTACCTGTGGATGTGGCTCCTGTTCGTCAATCGCTGGGGGAAGACATAGTGGGATGGGTTGCTGCATGTATATTGGTTGCCCTGCTTCTTCCTATGCTGGGTATGCTGTACTTGGATGTGCTGGATGCCAAGCACGATGCCAAGGTGCAGATGGAAAAGGTTGAGAAGTTAAGACGTGAAATTGAAAGGGAGCGACGTGACAAAAAGCCTGATACCTTTGCTGATAACCTTGTGTTTGATCGGGTGCGAAGACCGCTATCGTTACCCTTGCCAAAATCCCAAGAACTGGGAAAGCACTGAATGCAAACCACCCATTTGCAGCGCCACCGGCACTTGCCCTGAGATGCTCATCACACCTGAGAAGGAGAAAAAATGATGCCAACAATTGGATACAAACCTAACAACCGCCTGACCGCAGAAGAAATTGAAGTCCGTGTCTGGGCTTTTGTCATCGTCATTTTGGTGACCATCTTGCTTGGTGCAATGGTGGCCTTCCTGTATTCGGTGACCTACGTCACCCAGCCTATGGCGGGTATGGCTCCTATTGACAAGATATACACCCAGCAGATTTCAACCATCATGGTCTTCATTACTGGCGTATTGGGTGGTGTAGCAGGGCGTTCAGGCATCAAGGCGGTAGCCAATGCGGTAGCCAAAGCCGAAGCCAATGACACTGATGAGCCGCCCAAGCCATGAGCCTGTTCAATCCTTATGTCCTACTTGGCATCGTTTTGGCGGTGCTGGGTAGCTTTGGCGCTGGGTACTACAGCGGTGAACAGAGTGAGAACACCCGTCAACAGATTGAGATTGCAGCCTTGAACGCCAAGGCACGGGAGACAGAACAGCGTATGGGGGAAGTTGCCCAGACATACGCTCAGACTTTGAGGAAAGCCAATAATGTTGCAAAAGCTAAAGAAACTAAGTTGCGTGCTGATATTGCCACTGGCGAGCGCAAGCTGTTCATTCCTACCAAAACCACCTGCCCCGTACCAAGCGCCGGTAATGCCGCCTCTACCGCCGGAGATAGCCGAGAAACAAGAACCGAACTTGACCGATCGGTTGCTGAAGCTCTTATCGCAATCACAGCCGACGGAGACCAAGCCATCCGCAAGCTCAACGCCTGCATCGACCAATACGAAACCTTGAGGAAAATGAAATGACTCAATTGACAGCCAACTTCTCCCTGCACGAGTTGACCAAATCCGAGACTGCCCTGCGTATGGGCTTTGACAATACCCCCGGTGAGGTAGAAACCGAAGCCCTGCGCTTGCTGTGTGAGAAGGTTCTCCAACCCGTGCGTGACCACTTTGGCAAGGGTGTCAAATGTAATTCTGGGTTCCGCAGTCCCGAAAGTAACCAAGCAGTCGGAGGATCTCGTACCTCAGACCATTGCAAGGGCCAAGCAGCCGATATTGAGATACCCGGAGTGGCAAACGCAGAGCTTGCCCAATGGATCATGGATAACCTAGAATACACCCAACTCATCCTTGAGTTCTATACCCCCGGCATCCCTGACAGCGGCTGGGTGCATGTGTCTTACGACCCGAACAACCTGAAGAAGCAGGAGTTGACCGCAATGAAAGTCGCTGGTAAAACTCAGTATGTTCCCGGTTTAGTAGCCTAATTTCATGCCATTACAAAAAATCCTCCTCAAACCCGGTGTCAATCGTGAAAACACGAGGTACACAAACGAGGGTGGCTGGTATGAATCGGACAAGGTGCGGTTCCGTCAAGGCACGCCCGAGAAGATTGGCGGCTGGCAGCGCATTTCAACTTCTACCTTTTTGGGGGTTTGCCGTTCTCTATGGAATTGGGTGACGCTTGGCTCCCTAAACCTGCTTGGTGTTGGCACGAGCTTAAAGTTTTATATTGAGAGCGGTGGTGTATATAACGACGTTACACCTATCAGAACAACCACCACACTTACAAACCCGTTTACGACAAACGGAACAACAACTGTCACCGTCACCGACGCAAATGGTGGGTTCATTGACAACGATTACGTTACCTTCTACGGTGCGACGGCTGTTGGTGGGCAGACGATTTCTGGTGAGTATCAGATAACCTATATAAACTCAACCTCCTACACCATAACAATTGCTGCGGCTGCTACTGCCGCCACTGGCGGTGGTACTGTTTATGCGGTGTATCAAATCAACACCGGCCCATCCTCTACGGCTCCTTTGACCGGCTGGGGGGCAAGCACTTGGGGTTCGGGCACATGGGGTTTTGGTGGTACATCCACGGATGCTTTGCGCATTTGGAATCAGTTGAACTGGGGTCAAGATTTAGTTTACGGCCCTCGCGGTTCTCCGCTTTACTACTGGAGCGCCGCTATTGGTGTGTCAAATTCTGTGGTGTCCATGACTATTGCGTCCCCTTGCGTAGTAACGGCGGTAATAAATTTGGCAGACGGAACACCAATTACGTTTTCAACCACAGGCGCTTTACCCACAGGTTTGTTACCCGGAGTCACTTATTACACCAAGTATTTGACAGCGGCAACATTTAATCTTGCAGCCACTTCAGGTGGCGCGGCAATAACTACTACTGGCACACAGTCAGGGGTGCATTCAATTTCTCCCCGTGGTATTCTGTTGTCATCTTTGTCAGGTGCTGATGGGTATACACCGCTCTATCAAAATACTTTCACCATATCGGATGCCAGCCGCTTCTTGCTTGTGTTTGGCACAAACGACTACGGCAGCACAGTACTAGACCCTTTACTTATCCGTTGGTCAGATCAAGAATCATTGACAACATGGTATCCGGCGGTAACCAACCAAGCGGGTAGCGTGCGTTTATCGCACGGGTCAAAGATTGTCACTACGCTGCAAAGCCGTCAAGAGATTGTGGTTTGGACAGATCAGGCCCTGTATTCTCTGCAATACCTTGGCCCACCATATGTCTGGAGTACGCAGCTTTTGGCCGACAACATATCAATAGCCAGCCCCAACGCAGCAGTGATGGCTTCAGGCGTTACCTACTGGATGGGTGTGGACAAATTTTATAAATACGACGGGCGCGTACAAACCCTTCGCTGTGACTTGCGGCAATACATCTACAACGACATCAACAAACTTCAGTTTGACCAGATATTTGCAAGCACCAACGAGGGCTTTAATGAGGCATGGTTTTTTTACTGCTCGTCTGGCTCAAACACAATCGACAAATATGTTATTTATAACTACGCTGAAGATATTTGGATGTATGGCACATTGGCACGTACAGCTTGGTTAGATACTGGGTTGCGCGATTACCCGCTTGCTGCCACATACAACTACAACATTGTCAACCAAGAACAAGGCGTTGACGACGACGAAACGGGTACTACGCTGCCTATTGAAGCATCCATCACGTCAGCCCAGTTTGATATTGGGGATGGACACAACTTTGCGTTTGTTTACCGCATGATTCCAGATATGACTTTCCGTGGGTCTACTGGAGGAACTACGCCAAGCGTGACGATGTACTTACAAGGCTTGAATAACTCAGGCTCTGGTGTCTTACAAAGCGGGAATGCAGCCGTAACCTACACAGGCACAGCGCCTTCCGTCATAAACGTGGATGAGTTCACAGGGCAGTTGTACATCCGCATACGCGGTCGTCAGATGCAGATGAAAATTACATCAAATGCTTTGGGTGTGCAGTGGCAGCTTGGCGCTCCACGGATTGACATCAGGCCGGATGGCAGACGATGAGCTACGTTGTTACATCTGAGTATGAGCTAAACAGGGTTGTTGCTCCGCGCTTGCCTACGGCAACAAATGCGTACGATCCTAACTACATCAACCAGTTAAACAACGTCTTGCGGTTGTACTTTAACCAACTTGACAACATTATTGGACAGCTATCGACTTCGGGCGGCATCTCTGGGGTGCGGTTCCCCTATGGCGCATTTTCAAGCGATCAAGACCAGTCCACTACAGCAAATACAGCCACATTGATGACGTTAAACACTACGGACTTTGCCAATGGTGTGTCGATTGCTTCGTCTAAGATTACGGTGGCGACTGCTGGTATATACAACTTACAATTCAGCGCCCAGTTTCAAAATACTGACAACGCAATCCAAGACATCAGCATTTGGTTAAAGCAAAACGGCACAGACATTCCGGGCTCAACAGGATTTGTGTCCATCCCCGCCAGAAAAAGCGCTTCCGCAGGTGAAGAAGCGCATGAGATTATTGGTTGGAACTACTATGTAAGCATGACGGCGGGGCAGTACATAGAGATTTACTGGTCAACCACACTTGCCTCGGTGACGATTCAACACTACCCAACTTCTACCGGCCCGGTTCGGCCTTCAACTCAATCCGTCGTAGCCACAATGACATTTGTGTCGGCGTTGCCAACATGATACTATCAACCAACCCCCTATTTACGAGGCAAAAATGAGTCTACAAGTCGCAGCCCAACACCTTTCATCGCATGGTCGTGGTAACGATTCCACGCTTGTTCACATGTCGCCCCGTGAGGTCAAAAGCCTCAATGACATAGCAATGGCGCATGGTGGACAACTGTCTATCAACCCAAATACGGGTTTACCCGAAGCTGGCTTCCTTGAATCCATTTTGCCTATGGTGGCTGGTGCGGCTTTGGTTGCTTCAGGTGTTGGCGCTCCTATGGCAGCAATGATGGTTGGCGGGGGCATGACTTTGGCAACAGGTAGCTTAGAAAAAGGCTTGATGGCTGGCTTGGGTGCTTATGGCGGCGCTAATTTGGGTGGTGGTTTACTGGCAAGCGGTACTGATGCAGCAGTGGCATCCGCCCCAGAAGTTGCAGCAGCCCAGCAAAATGCCGCCACTCAGATGCAAAATTTCTACGACCCAACATCTCAATTACTTAAACCCGGTGGTATGGAGGCTATCCAAAAAGCATCTATGGACGCTTCAACCGCTCAAGCCGCCGCAAGAACTGCTGCTGCTCCAGACTTTATGGGCAAGCTTCAAGCGATGGGTAAGGGAATTGGCTCCCTCGGTCAAGAAGGTGGTTTAAGTAGCTTGTATCAAAACCTTGGTGGTAACCCCATGAGTCTGATAAGTAAGGTTGGTTCCGCCGCTGCACCAGCTATTGGTGCAATGATGACTCCTAAGAAGCAGGAAGAAGAAAAAGCCGATGCGGATATGGGTCAGCGCTATGGTTTCTCTATGAACCCCACAGGCGGTCAACCACAACAAGTACAGCCCGGACAAAATCCGCTTGACAACCCACAAACCCCCACTACTACGCCTTTCCCACAACCAGACCCATATGGTCGGGAACAGCGGTACTTTGCGCCAGCGTACTCAAAACTTACACCCGAAGAAGCTAGAGAAAAATATGGGTATGCCGACGGAGGTATCACAGGTAGTGGTAATTTAGATTTGCATATCCCCCTTGATTTGGGTGGCGGAAGTGGTGGCTCTTATAGCGCAAGTACGGGTGGATCAAACACGTATCCTTTCCAAAGCAGTGGTGGATTTACTGGGTATAACAACACGACTCAAGTTGAGCCACAAGCTCAACAGCCCATACAACAAACTCAACAAGCTCAACAGCCCGCACAAGAAAACCAAGACGATTCTTCTATATTTGGCAACATAACCATGATGGCTGACGGCGGTACAACTACGGAATATCGCCCAACTGAAACCCCTGCCATGCAAGCATTTAAACAGATGCAAGCACAACGTGCGGCTCAAGCTCAAACCCAAGCGCCCCAAGTTGATGCAAACGCACAATATGCAGACTACTTGAAACAGACTATGGGTGGCCCTGCACAAATGCCAACCGCGCCTACTATGCCAGCGCCTACAACAACAAATTTAGCCTCATCTGGTTATGCTTACGACCCTATCAAGCAGCAGTACGGTCAAATCCAAGGGACTTTTGAAGACGAAAAAGCAAAAAAGAAAAAAGCTGCTCCTTTTACATATACAGGAAATCGTGGTGGCATGGGTGCTAGTGCGCCGCCCAGAAGTGGATTTAATCGTGCCGCAGGCGGCAGTATTTCTGATGCTGGTTACAACCTTGGCGGCTACTCTGATGGTGGCAGATTGCTACGTGGCCCCGGTGACGGCGTGTCCGACTCCATCCCTGCGGTGATTGGCAAGAAGCAGCCTGCACGTTTAGCCGACGGTGAGTTTGTCGTACCTGCACGTATCGTGTCCGAGTTGGGCAATGGCTCAACCGAAGCTGGTGCACGTAAGCTGTATGCAATGATGGACAGGATTCAATCCGCTAGGCGCAAGACTGTAGGTAAAGGTAAGGTTGCCAAAAACAGCCGTTCTGAGAAATACCTCCCTGCGTAACCATGCCTCTGCACCACGTTCACCCTAACCACCTTCCAGTTGTATGGCCTGTTGCTCTACCCCTCCTCAAAAAAGCAATGGACTTAGAGCCGGGGTCACACAATGAGCAGTTTATTGAGTACAGTATCCGAACGGGTAAAACGCATTTGTTGGTATGGGAAGAACCCGGTGAAGGCATAACCGGTGCTTGCACGATTGAGTTTATTGACTACCCGCTGGAGCGTATCGGTCATGTGAACTTGATGGGGGGCAAAGGAATTGTCAGAGACTACGTGTTTGATGAAGCCAAAGAATTTATGCGGCTCAACGGTGCAAAAAAAGCCCAGTGTTGGGCAAGAGGTTCTCTTGTTGAGATGTACAAGAAAATGGGTATGGAAAACACCCACCAAGTAATGAGGATTGAATTATGAAACGCAGCTACTCTCGTCGTGAGTTATACGCATTGGGCGAACCGCTCGGTGATTCTGCGACCTACCGCAAAGCTGGTGGCTTAGTCTTTGGTGACGGCGGTGGCGGTGGCGGCGGTGGTGGCCAACCAGACAAAACAACACAAGTATCAGAGTTGCCTGAATGGGCGCGTCCATACGCGAAAGATACGCTTGCTAAAGGTGCGGCGCTTACTGACATCAACCAAAACCCGTACCAAACATACGGAGGAAATCGTATTGCTGGGTTTACCCCCATGCAGCAGCAATCGTTTCAGGGCGCAGCTAATATGCAGCCATCCCAGCAGTTGGGTACAGCCACGGATTTAGCTACCGCCGCTGGTCTTGGGGCGCTGGGTACTAATTATCAAGCGGGTCAATTTAGCAATCAATTCCAAGACCCCGGACAATACCAGCCCGGTCAGTTTTCTATGTCACAAGTGCAAGGCCCAGACTTGCAAAACTACCAAATGCAAGGGCCGCAGGATGTGCAGGCGCAGGGCTATAACGCCCCAACAATGCAGGGAGCGCAGACTGGCTACAACCCCGCCCTGCAAAACTACCAAATGCAAGGCCCGCAGGATGTGCGGGCAACAGGATATGACGCAGCAGAAATGGGCGCGGCGCAAACTAATTACAACCCTAACTTGCAAAATTTTCAAATGGGGCCAGCAGAACGAGTCCGTACGCAAAGTTTTGCTCAACCCGGCTCAGCCGAAGCATACATGTCCCCATATATGCAAAATGTGGTGGACATTCAAAAGCGTGAAGCACAACGCCAGTCTGGTATTCAAGGTACACAACAGCAAGCTCAAGCTGTAAGTGCAGGTGCTTTTGGTGGTAGTCGAGACGCCATCATGCGTGCAGAACGTGAGCGCAATCTTGGGCAACAGATGGGCGACATCCAAGCCACAGGAAGTCAAGCCGCGTATCAACAGGCGCAACAACAATTTAACGCCGAGCAACAAGCTCGTTTGCAAGCTCAACAAGCCAACCAACAGGCAGGACTTACAGTCGGTGGTCAAAACCTTGCCGCAAGACTTGGCGTTCAGCAACTTGGCACTCAAACAGGTCTACAGACCTCTCTTGCTAATTTAAGTAGCCAACAACAAGCAAACGTACAAAACCAAGCCGCCCAAAATCAAGCTAGGGGTATGAACGCCCAACAAGCTATGCAAGCGGCTTTGGCAAACCAACAGGCAGGTCTTACAACCGGCAGTCAAAACTTGGCTGCAAATTTGGGTGTTCAGCAACTTGGCACTCAAACAGGTCTACAGACCTCTCTTGCCAACTTAAATAACCAACAACAAGCGGCGGTGCAAAACCAAGCGGCTCAGTTGCAAACACAAGGGTTGAATGCGCAGCAGGCTATGCAGGCGGCTTTAGCTAATCAGCAGGCCGGTCTTACAGTCGGTAGTCAAAACCTTGCTGCTAATCTTGGCGTTCAACAACTTGGCGCGGGGCAAAATCTACAGTCTCAATTGGCAAACCAACAGGCGTTCCAACAAGCACAAAATGCCGCAGAACAGTCTCGTCAATTTGGTGCTGGTCAAGGTTTACAAGCTGCTGGACTTAGTGCTCAATACGGACAAGCTGCCTAACAAATGGGTGAGCAGTCACGCCAGTACGGTGCTGGTCTCGGTATGCAGGGTCTTCAGACTGCCCTACAAGGTGCTGGTCAACTTGGTCAGTTAGGTGGTCAGCAGTTCCAGCAAGGCATGGACATCAACAAGTTGCAAAGTGCCTACGGTGGTCAGATGCAACAACAAGCCCAGCGTCCGTTGGACATGGCGTATCAGGATTTCCTCAACCAACAAAACTATCCTTACAAGCAGTTGGGCTTCATGTCCGACATGATTCGTGGCTTGCCGCTGGGTCAGCAATCTACAAGCAGTATTTATGAGCAAGGCCCGGGCATGACACAGACCCTAGCGGGCTTGGGTGGTGCTGCTTACGGCTTTGGCAGGTCGGGACTCTTTGGTAAGGAAGGTGGTCTTATGACCTCCTATGCCGGTGGCGGTGTAACAAGCCAAGCAAACAAAGACAGCATTGTCGAAGACATGTATAGCATGGAGGGTTTGCAAAAAGCTAAAGAAGCCGCGCTTGCTCGTCGTGATGCTGATACAGCAGAAGCCATTGATGAACGTATTGCCCAACTAAACGCACTCAAACAAGCTGAGTCTGCCTCTTTAAATAGCGGGTTAGGTTCGGCGTTTGACCAAATCCCTCCAGAGCAACAAGAAACAATGATGGCTGCTAACGGTGGCATCGTTGCGTTTGCTGGAGGCGGCTCTTACTTAGACAAAGCAGAAGAAGCTCGTAAACAACAGTTAAGCTACATTGATAAAGCTACTGCGCAACAAACACCAGAAGAACAAAAAACAAACATCTTGGCGCAACGCGATGTGATAAAAGACTTGTACGGGCCAAGCGTAGTTCCAAAATATTTGGAAGAAGTAAAAGCTGAACGAGCCGCGCTCCCAGAAAAAATGGAAAGTGAAAGAGGGCTTGCTTTTGCTATGGCAAGTTTAGGTTTGTTAGCACGCAAAAAAACAAAGGGTGAAAGCCAAAGCCAACAACTTATTTCTGGGTTGGGTGAGGCTGGGCAAACATTTGCTGGTGAAGTTGGACGTCTCAAGAAAGAACATAGAGAAGCCGACCGCTTACTGCGTCAGTCCGAAATGCAACTTGCTACAGCAGATCAGTTGTACAACAACGGCATGACCGATAAGGCTGTGGCTAAAGCCGACCAAGCACAAGCTGCAAAAGCTAAAGCCGCCGAACTGTATGCTGGTGTTGCAGGCGATACATCCAAAATGTACGCTCAACTTGAAAATACAAAACTTGGCAAAGAAGCTTCTATTGAAGCGGCAAGGATTCAGGCAGGGGCAAGCGAGCGTTCCGCAAAAATTGCTGCTACCAAAGAAACTGATTTGGCCCGTCAGACTCGTATTCGCTACGAGTCTTTGATTGAGCAAGGCAAACCAGCCAATAAGCAAACAATGGCCGAAGCTGCTGCAATGGCTGCAAGCGATGTTGGTCGTTATCCCGGAGAGGCAAAAGCTGCCGCTGCCGTTGGCGAACGTGATGCTAAGTTTGAAGCTCGGGTAGACAAGGCATTGGAAAGCAACATGCCTTACTTGAAGGCGGTGCAAAAGGGTAATACCGAAGAAGCCGCTCGTATCCGCCAAAGCGTAATAGCAGAATTAAGAGCGTCCGCCTCTCAAGCCGAACCACAACCCGCACCCAATGTACCGGGCGGTACAGGAACGCCAAGTCGAGGTGGGCCACCACAGAAACTTACGCAGGCTCAATATAATGCAGCGCCATCGGGTACTAGGTTTATCGCCCCTGATGGTACAACCCGTATTAAACCGTAAGGCACATCATGGCAAAAGAATGGTGGGAAGATGCGCCGGTAGCACAGGAAAAACCTGCCGAGTGGTGGAAAGATGCCCCACTTGCCAAAGAAGAAACTAAGCCTGAAGCAAAAGCGGGAGAGTGGTGGGAATCTGCTCCATTGGTTAAGGCCGAACCAAAACCTGAAGATCAATCGGTTTTGCGTAGCGTTGCCGACGTACCTTTAAAGGCTGTTTCTGGTCTGGCTACTGGTGTGCGTTTAGTTGCTGACGCTTTTGGTGCGGGTAGTGACGTATCCAAATCTATTAAAGGTGTGGAAAATTACATTGGCGAGCTATACAGTGCGCAGTCTAAGCAGGACTCCGCTGAAATTTCCCGCATTATGAAGGACGCCGAGGATAAAGGTGTTGGCGATCAAGTTAAAGCTGCCGTTAAAGCCTTCACTATTGCCCCTATTGATACCGTAGTAAACGCATTAGGCACATCCGCTCCTGCTATCGTGGCCGGTTTGGGTGCCTCTGTTTTTGGCGCTGGTGCTCTTGCGGCTACTGCTGTCGGTGCTGGTGTTGGTTCTGTTATGGGTGCCGGTACGATTAAAGGTACTATCTACGATGCGGTCAAAGAAGAACTTGGCAAGACCGACATGCCCAAAGAACAAATTGAAGCCCGTGCGCAAGCTGCGCAAGACTACAACGGTAAAAATTTAGACCAAATTTTGATGGGCTCTGCTCTTGGTGCAATTGGCGCAAGTACGGGTTTTGAGCCAGCAATAGCCCGCCAAGTGGCTAAGCAAATTATTGCGGGTAGTGTTAAGAAACAGGCGGCTGTTACAGGGGCTAAAGAATTTGTAGGCGAAGCTGCGCAAGGCGGTCAAGAACAATTGGCCCAAAACATAGCTCTTCAACGCGAAGGCTACGACGTACCTACCATGCGCGGTGTTGTTGGGCAAGCCACTATGGAAGGTCTAGCAGGCGCTGGTCTTGGTGCGGCTGCTGGGGCAAGTGAAGGTTTGGAAGCCCGCCGAGCAACAGAAGCTGCGCCTACCCAAGAACCTGCAACTACCAGTCAAGAACCCTTAGAGCTTGAAAAGATTGCTGCTGATTTAACGCAGCGTGGCATCACCGATATTGACCCCGAGCGCGTAGCGCAATTCCAGCAAACTTTCCAAAGCATGGGGCTTGACCCCGGCAGTGCGCAATATCGTGCAATTGAAGCTGCAACTTTGGAAGCCGAAGACCAAGCCGAAGACCAAGCCAAAGACCAAGCCGACGAACAAGGATTTATTCCAGACTTTACTAATTGGGCAGACGCAGGACTGGCTTCTACGTTGGAATACCAACTGGCTAAGCCTGAAACCGAACAAAACCAACCCCTTATTGAAGCGGTACAAACGGAGATACAACAACGTGCGGCAACTCAAGGAGAACCAGATGTTGGACAAACTATTGCCGAGCCAAGTGGAGCAGGCGTTCCAGTGGTTGAACAGCCCAGTGCAGTCGTACCCCCCGAAGGACTTGGAGAATCTGAGCGAGGTGGAGTGGTTCCTGTTAGACAAGATGTTGCAGGAGTTGATGAACGAGCGCCAGCGCAACCCGTTGCAGTAGACCCAGTTGTATTCGCCAAACGCTCCGCAAATAGCGCGATAGCCGACCAAGGTAACTTTGAATCTTTAGAAGAATCAATCGGCGCATACAGAGACAACATTGCAGACTCTATGCGGGAACAAGGCGTAGATGACCAACCCACAATTGATAAGGCAATTACGGCATACGATGAAGAAATAAACAAACAAAGAACCCAAGAAGCTGCGGTTCAAGAAAAACCCGTTCAACCAAAGCCATTAGGTACTATTGAGTACTTTGAAAAAAGGGATGAGCTTGTTAAACAGATGGATGAAGCAAGCGAAGAAGGTTCGGCTCTATTAGACAAAATACTTGATCTAAATAGTGTTGCTCGGGCGGCTGATGTTTTGGGCGATGATGGTAAACCATTAGTCCTTGATGAAAGTGGCCAATTTGACTCAGACAAAAGATACGAAGCTGTAAAAGCTTTGGAAGCCAAGCATGTCGAAGCTAAAGCTAAATTTGATGCTGTTGTTAAACAGATTGATGAACTTGATGCCGCTAGACAAGCATCAAAAGAAGCCCCCGCTGAAGGCGAACTGACTGTTGAAGATCAAGCCGCGCTGCAAGAAGAACTTATCGCAGAACAAGCTAAGACCGATGACCAGTACGCCGAAGAAGCTGAAATACCTGAGAGCGTTGCAAATGTTGTCGGCGACTTAACCACTCTGCCTGCTGAAGAAGAGGCACCCGTAGTAGTTGCCAAAGGTAAAACTGGGCCAAAAGGCCCTCGGCAAACACCAGAGCAAAAAGCTGCTTCAGATGAGCGTCGCAAACAGCAGACCAAGGACTACAAAGGCAATGTAAAAGCAGTTGATGCGGCTGAAGCTGCGTTGAATGATTCTTTGGCCGACTTGAAACCTGAAAACTACGGCAGTGACGTAGAGCTTCAAGAAGGCGTAGAAAGCCAACGTATTGGAAAAATTCAAGCAATCAAATCTTTGGTGTTGTTGAACCGCGCCCTCAAGGGAACCAAACTTGGTGACCGAGTAGCCGAGTTACTCAAGAACCCTAACATCACTGCGCAAGAGATTGACAACGTCAAGAAGGGTATTGCTACCCAAATATCCAAAGCTAACACGCAAGTAAAAGTTGGCCGAGCCGACGGCAGATTTAACGACATGACAAATGGTCAGCAAGCCCTGCGTCATATCATCAAGACAGGTAATGCGTTCCAAAAATTCTTGGCTCAGCGGTTGTTGCCCTTTGTAAAAGATGTCAACTTCAAAGTAATTGAAGAAGATGATGTTCTACCAAGTCAGATCACTGAGGGTGGAGCAGAAGCTGACTGGGATGCGTCCCGTGGTTTGTTCTTACGTGTTGTGGCTACTGGCGAACGGTTTGTGTTTGTGCGGGGTATATCTGGTGGCCCAAGTCAAGGTATCAACAACGTCACTGTGCTGCACGAGATGCTGCACGCCGCACTTAACAAGAAGTTGGACTTGGCGCTTGACGCAATTCAATCTGGGTTTGACCGCAAGTCTGATCTAGCGGCGGCTTACAACGCCCTTATCAAAACCATGAACTTGACCGCCGACCGAGTCAACGAAATGCGTGAAGCAGGCACACTGCCTGAGTTCATGGAAGATTTGATTTCGGCCAACATCTTTGGTGACCCCCGCGAGTTTGTTGCTTACGCGATGTCTGATCCTAAGTTCCAAAAGTTCTTGATGGAAACCGCTGGGCATATCAAGCAGTCGTTGTTCAATCGGTTTATCAACAATGTGCGTCAGTTCTTCAACATGGACGCAAGCCACACCAGCGCCCTGTCGGACATCGTAAACATAACCGACACCATGTTGACCGCACGCAAGACACCCTTGATGCGTATGAAGGAAGCTGAAGAAAAACTCAGCGGAAATATGGCGCAAGTCTCGTCGGCTATCAAAGAAAAGAAGGCTAAGACCAACAAAATTCTTCAGCGCATGGAGAAGTCTAGTTTTGCCGACATAGTCCGAGACTTGCCGTTGCTTGTGAACTTGCGCAGTATGCAGGACTTCACCGATGCGTTGTCTTCTATGTACGCTGGGTTTGACAACTTCAAACTGCGTCAGGTACTGCCTGCGTTACAAACAGAAGCCGTGGTTCAATGGGCTGACCGCTTAGGTGTCAAGGGTATCAAAGAGTCTTTTCAATACCTCAATGACATGGCGGCAATGCGCAACAAACGCACGATGGACATGGTGCCCGTCTCTGAAGCTTTGGCTAAGTTAGCACGTAACGCACCCGAGCAGATGCGGCGCTTGGCTAATGTGATGCACTACTCCACGTTGCTGTACCGTGATCCCACTGTGGCTGGCAACTTAGCCAAAGATGCCGACTTGAAAAAGTTGTGGGACGGTTTGACCGACGCAAACAAGAAACTGTACGAACAAGTGCGCGACTTCTACAAAGCCAACCATGAGCAGTACCATGTATTGCTGGAAGAACAGATTGCAAACTCAAAACTGGCTGGCGCTGCCGCAGATGGCAAGTCTCCCAAGGGCAAGCTGATTGCCCAGATCAAACAAATCTACGAAGACGGCAAGAAGCTGTACCCATACTTCCCATTGATGCGTTATGGTCAATACTGGTTGCGCATTGGCAAAGGTGTGAACCGCGAGTTCTACATGTTTGAGAGCGCCTTTGATCGCAATATGTTCTTGCGTAAACGTGCCCGTCAACTGCAAGAGGCTGGTTCTACCGAGTCGCTTAAAGAAATGATGGAGTCCAAAGCAATTGACGTAGGCAATGACTTGTCCGATGCACGTAAGCGGGACTTGGACGCCAGCGGTATGCTGAAGGAAATCTTTAACTCTATTGATGCGGGTGTAAAAGCCGGTAATGAAATAGTCGATGACTTTGGCAACGTAGTTTCTTCTATGACCAGCATTGATGCTGAGAAACTCAAAGACGAAATCTATCAGATGTACTTGCAGACTTTGCCTGATCGCAACTTCCGCAGGCAGTACATGCACCGTCAGGGCACAATTGGTTTTAGCGGTGACATTGCCCGTAACTTCGCGGTAACTGGCACAAACATGGCCAACCAATTGGCTCGCATTAAATACGGCCCTCGCATCATGGGCGAGCTTGAACGCGCAACCGACACACTTGCAGGCAACCCAGACAAAGCTCGCCTTGGTGAATTTGTTTCTGAGATGCGTATGCGTGCTGAGCAGCAAGTGCGCCCTGAATCAGAAGACAGCTTTGGATATAAAACCTCCGCGCTGTTGAACTCCTCGGCCTACTTGTGGTTGATGACCTCAGTCAAGACTGCCGCTACCCAGTTGACGGCGCTTCCAATATTTGTTGGCCCAGTGCTCACATCTAACCACGGGTTCAACCCAGTCAAAGTAGGCGCGGCTCTTGCCAAGTCAATGGCTATTTTTGGTACAAGTGGTATTCGCCGCCAAGCTGAAGACGGCTCAACCACGTTTGAGTTCCCCTCATACTTAAACAACGGCTTGATTAAGTTGACTGAGGATCAAAAGCTTGCTGCGCAATACATGGCAGACAGAGGCATAAGCGACAACACGTTGGCCTACGATCTTGGCAACCGCAGAGATACGCCAACCAGCAAACTTGAAGGTACTACTTTACGTACTTTGCGTACCGCCAGCAATGTAATGACCAGCTTATTCCACCACTCTGAGCGCATGATTCGTGAAGTGACATTTATGACTTCCTACGATCTGTACTCCAATCAGACCAACAAAGAAACCGGCAAGAAATACACCCACGAAGAAGCTCTACGTGCAGCCGAAGCTGAGACCCACGAAGCCTTGGGTAACTATCACGCATCCAACCGCCCTCGCGGTTTAGTTGCCGACGCTGAGCGTCAAGTTTTGATTAACGCGCAAAAGCCTATAGGCCGCACAATTCTTCAGTTCAAGATGTTCCCTGCGTTTGTGACTACGTTCTTTATACGTAACGCTTACCGTGCGCTGGCTGGACTTGATGCACAAGATCGCGCTAAAGCCATGACCCAATTGATTGGTACGTTGACCATGTCTACTGCACTTGCTGGCTACGTCGGTATTCCCGGCGCAACACTGGCTATGGGTGCTATACAAGGCATGATAAACGCAATGCGTGGTGACGACGAAGATGACCCGTTGGAAGAGCGCGACTTGGAGTTCTGGTTCCGCAACAAGTGGCTCCCACAAACCTTTGGCAATATTACGATTGGCGACCACACGCTTGATGAAATTTTGGACAGAGGTTTAATTGCCACCATGACTGGCTACGACATTTCCGGTAGCTTATCCATGAACAATATGTGGGTGCCTGATGTAAAAGAACAGGCCACTTCTGCTGCGGCTATGCAAGAATACCTTATGTCTTTGCTTGGCCCTAGCGCATCAATCACGTTTAAGCAAATCCCCAATGCCATTGATTCCTTTAACAAAGGAGAGGTCATGCGGGGTATTGAGCAGTTGGCTCCAGCTTTTGTTCGGGGTTCCCTTACCGCTTACCGATACGGAAAAGAAGGCGCAACCACTACATCGGGCGCGGCTATCAAGGAAGCCGAAGAGTTCACTCAAGGGCAGTTGTTGGCGCAGTCTATGGGTTTTGCTACCGAAGGACTTGTGGCTCGGCGTGAGGCAATCTTTCACTTGCAAGGTGAAATCTTAAAAGTGAAACGAGAGCGTACCAGTTTGCTCGACCGTTTGGAGCGTGAATTAGACAAGGGTTCAGATGAAGACATTGAAAAAGCCTTTGACAAAATATTCAAGTTCAACAGCAGAAACCCATATGACATGATTGGTGGTGACAACATCAAGCAGTCAATTAAAAAACAGATGGAACGCAAAATCAAGTCCGACCGTGGTATGCCTATTGACAAAAAATACTACCCTCAACTGCTTGAGTTGTTGGAGCCGTCGGAGAAAAAACTTGAGCGCGAACGTCTGATGGCCCAATAAAAAACCCCCGCACAAAGGCGGGGGGAAAGGGGAGGTTGGAAGGAGCTAACTTCCGGAGACATGGCAACTGCTTGCCAACGTCATTAGTCTACATCAGACACGCCAGACTCGTAGCCCTTTTATTCCGTCAACAATCACAACTTTTGTAACAATAGGTATTTTTAACCTTTTTGTCACAGCGCCTATGGTCTCCCGCGCCGCCCGTTCATCTATGCAGGGTACAAAAAATGAATGGCCCACTCGGAACTTTGACCAATCAAGCTGATACGACACCGTCTCTATTTTCATTTAGGTTCAACATCTCGTCCATGCGCAAAAACTCAGAATGGGATGCGTCAAACTTCAACGTACGCACCGCAGGGGACGCAATCTTCATACCCTTGGACATGCGCTTGTTGGTTGCCTCAACAAAGATTTGCAAGTCGGTCAACTCTTTGAGCAGGGTTTTGTAGTTGACCTGCTGTTTGATGCAGAACTCTTTGAACTGTTTGGCTGCTACGTAGATGTGTTTGGTGTCTGGCTCGTAACGTACCAGCAGTTCTCCACGGGGTTCTTGCAAAGGTAGCGCCGACATATTACTTCGGGCATCCACTTCTCCGTTGACCACCAAAGCGTTGATGTGGTGGCTATCAAGGAATTCACCAAGGGTAGTGACAGGGGTTGACTGTGGGGGCTTCACATCATGGCGCATTTCACTCAACATACCCTTGAGCCACTCGTACACAGCGGTCATATCGAAGTCGTGCAAACCAAGGTGACGGGCAATCAAACCACCAGCAATATTGCAAGCGGCGGTGGCTGACCAAAAGCGTTCCCTTGCGGTGAACTGGACTTCTTTATCCAGTCGGGCTTGGACTTTCTTTATCAAGTCCTTGGCGTACTCTAAGTTGTTCACCAGCCAAGCAATGTATATCTCCCCCGCATGACCATAGTTCTCGTTGAGTTGATGGTCAAACATCTCCTTGCCCTTGGCTACGCCAATCAAATCGTTGGGTTCTATCTTGTACTCAAGTAACCGCACGGACTCACCATCTGGGCTGTTCTTCAGGGCGGTCAACTTCTCGTAGAAGCTGGCGTTAGCCGAGCACAGGGTCATGTTCTGCCATGAAGTGTTGTTGGTGCGTAATGCGTTTTCTGAACCCTTTTGGCGGTTTTTGCCTCGGCCATGACTGATGCCGTATGCCAAGTCAGAGAAGTCCTTGGGGGACATGTTGGTGATCTCGTCAATCGTGTTGGGGATGTTGTTCATCACACCAAGCTGTTGCATCTTTGCGTTGAGCGTGTCCTTCTCAATCGACATGAGTTCGTAGGGCATTCCATATACGCTGTTGCACATGCGCAGGATGGTTGATTTTCCTGATCCGGCGTATTCGTAGATCACGTTGATGATCGCGCCCTTCAAGCCGGTGAACTTCATTAGTGGAGCGCCAAACGCAGTTAAGGCTCCAAAAGCGTGGGGCTCCATGCCCTTTAATGCGTACAGGTTGAAGACTTCCTTCCACTTGTCTATGTCGCCCTTCTCGTGAACCTTCTCGGCGAAAAACTCGGTCGTTGATGACGGGGGGCTGTAGAACGTACCGTCCTTGGTAATTTCTTTACTGCCCATAATGAATTTGCTGTCTCCCTCAACCCATCCAAATTGTGTTCTCATAAGCTCTGCTTTCTTTGTGTATTGCAAATTTTTTACCGCCGTAACGACATATGTTGCAAGACTTTCATATTGCTTGTGGTGTGCCATTACGCCCTGTTGGGCAAGCTGTTTGCGTAGCTCGTCCTTTGATGAAATAGCCGCAGTGGTTATCGCAAACTCTTTCACCCCGTCATGGGGTAAGTGAAGTCTGAACAACGCCATCTCACCTAACTCTTTGTCTCTCATACGCTTGAGTACGTACAAGTCATGCTCGTAAACCATCGCGGGTTCTTCTTCGGAATCCTTGGGTGGGCGGACATACACGCCGCCTTTTTTACCCCTGAAGAACGGGAATGGATACTCAGGTATTTGGTGTGTCTCAACTCCAGCTTCAGTCTCAACCTCCACTTCGTTGTCGGCCTCGGTTGCTTCGGCTATCTCTATACCCAACACAATAGGTGAAGTGATCTTGCCTTTGTGCGGACAGCCATCACAGCCACCGGGGTTGCGCTCTTCAAATGTCGTGCAGTGGTGTGGGCCACCGCGCTTGCGGATATTCCTAAGCTTGTTGTCTACCTCGGACGGGTCGTATTCAGGATGTTGGTCGGACATCTTGTGCGCCGCCTTGTCTCCGTCTACGCAGAAAGCTGGAATCGACAACGCCGACATCCACAGTGGCTCATCAATCTCAGCTTGGTTTTGAAATACGTAATTCAATTGCGCACAGCCGTTCTCGGCCTTGAGCATGATGGTCTTGAACCGCTTGACCTTGTTACCCAGCAACGCCTCCATCATTGGGCTCATGGCAGATGGTACGAAGTCGGGCACTTCCTCTTCTTGCTTTGGCTCAGGTGCGCCCAGCAATTTACGCAGTTCTTCAACCGACAATCTCGGCGAAACCTCGTTCCAAACACTGACTGGCTTAGGCTCCAAACCTTTCTTCACGTTCATTGACTCGGGCACACGCAGAACACGCGATGCCTCAAATACTTTGTCGTCAACAATCAGGTTCTGCTCTTTGCAGAGTTGTTTAAGTCGCTTGGCTAACGGCTCCCACTCAGTGCGAGTCAACGTCTCTTCAAGCAACCAGTAGGCATGAACGCCGTTGCCGGAGTTCACCAAAATTGGTTTAGGTAATCCAACCGTTTTACAAAACTTTTGAAGCTCAGCCAGCCCTGTCTGCTGGTCAAGATAGCCCTCAATCTTCCCCTTGGAATTCGGTACACCCTTGGTCGGGCCGCAATCAATATCCAGCCACAAGGCTCGGACAAAGGCTACGTTTTCATGCGTCCTATCATCTGCTGTGCCAAACTTGGCGCAACCAAAATACACATTGACCTGCTTGGTGTTGAACTCCTGAATGAGTGTCTCGGCTTCTTCCCTTGTGTCTGCAAAACGCTGGTCAACATACTTACCTATGCCAACTACGCAGTACCGTCCCTCCGTGGGTAGTACGGTGTCGAGCAAGTCAAATGTGGACATTGTTTATTTGCGCTTTTTGTGTCGTGCCATGAAACGCTCTATCTGCTCGGCGTAAGTTGGAGACGGAGTGAACTCACCCCAAAACCAGTTGTAAACCGTCATGCGGCTCACACCTAACTCTACTGCCACTCGCGTAGCAGTAATCTCCCGCTCGATACAGAAGCGACCCAAGGCTACGCCCAAAGAATCAGCGTCAGCCTTTTTGTTGGCATCAACTAACTTTTGGCTGTAACCATAGGTCATGCGTTACTCCTCGTCCGTCCAAGCCGCCACTACTGAGTCCAAACTTTTCTTGGGTGTGGGGGTAGCTTCAGCGGCTTTCTTGGATTCACGCTTCTTGGGCGCTTCGATTGGCTCGTCATCTTCAACTTCGGCTTTAGCTTTGGGTGCTTCAGCTTTGGGTGCTTCCAACTTAGGCGCACGACCTGACGCATCGGCTTGATACGGGGTCATGGTGACCATCTTCTGCACTTCGGGAAGCACAGCCACTTTGCTTGTAACTGCGTGTTCCCCTTTGTTGATGAAGCGCACTGGCGTGAACAGAATAGACTGATTGTCGTTGTCTTCATTGAAGCTCAACTGGGTAACAACGTAGTCCAAGCTCTTGCCATTGTTGGCCAAGTATTTGGTGTAGCTCTCAAAGGGGTGAGTGTTGTCACCGACACTGTCACCAAACAAAGACTTGGATGCCAAGTTCATTTGATACACAGAACCCTCAAGCGAAGTACCGAAGTCCTCTTCCAACGTCACAGCGATGCGGCGTGAGTAGCGGCAGGCTTTAGAGTTGCCCATGCCTGAACCCTTGATGTTTTGTTGGCATGAATCACAGCGGTCAGACTGTTTGTTAGTCGAACCAGCATCAGGCATATTGCCATCGTTAGAGAAGCAGTCAGGTGCGGTTGGCTCAGCGTCGGCACTCCATTGCTTTGCGTAGAAGATACGCCCAACTTTGGGGGAAGCATTGACAACGACAACATTCAAGTCGCCTTTGACCTTACCCATCTCCTCACCGCCCACAACTTTGCGGAAGATTCCGTTTTTAGGGACGATTCGTTTAACGCCAGTGCGACCGGCGAGTTGTTTTGTAAGCTCACTGACTCCAGCGGTTTGCAGAAAGTCGGGGAGGTCTTGGTTCAGCAAAGTAATGTTGCTCATTTTTCAGTTTTCCTTAGAACGTCTAACAACCACGGTGTATTCGCTCTCTACGTTCAAACCCATAGGGAGCAGGTCAGGATTCTCAGAAAGAAACTCTTTCATGTGTGTCTGATGAAGTCTCTTTTCCAGCAAGCCATACGCATCGTTTTCTTTGATGAAGCGATACATAGAATCCCAATCATTCGTCCAGTACCGTGACTTTACGGAACGAACAATCGTGCCAGCTTTTGTGCGAACGCTGTCAGCGTTCATGTTTTTGCAAATCTCAAGCATCTCAGCTTCAAGCACACCCATCTGTTCTTCAAGGGTGGCGTATTGCTTTTTGTAGTCTGAGGTGAGTGTGTCCTTGGCATCGCGTATCTTGATGTAGATAGCGGCAAGTTTGTCGAGTGGTAGGGAGGGTTGTTCTCCCTGAACTTCTAATGCGTCCATAGTTAGCTCCAGTTGTTTTGAGGTTTTAGTTTAGCACAGAACTTGACATTGTCAAGTACCTTCAGAAATAATTTCTTGTCTATACAAATCAATTATTTTTGTGTGGTGTGCAATGTTGCCCCGCAGGTGGGCGTACATCTTTGTCTCTATCGGACTGCCTGTTATATGCACGATGGTCATTGGGTTGACCTGACCGGGACGGTCGATTCGGGCATTGGCTTGTAGATACGTCTCTACGCTGGAGCAGGGAGCGTACCAGATGATTGTGTCGGCGGCGGTTAGGGTAAGCCCGTGGGATGCCGCTTGTGGTTGGATGATGAGCACCTTGGGGTGGGCGTTGTCTTGGAACTGCTGAACCAAGGCCGAGCGTTTGTTAACACTCACATCGCCGTTGATGACTTCACAGCTTATGCCGTGTTTGCTCAGGTGTCTTTCTAGGAGTTCGATGGTGTGAGTAAAGGGTACAAACACCAGCACCTTGTGGCTTGATTCCTCAATGACTTCCTGCACCGCATTCAAGCGGGTAGACACATCAAACTCCAGCACCTCGCCAGTGTCGGTATATACCGCGCCACCTGATATTTGAAGCAGCTTGTTAATTTGTACGGCAGCGTTGACGGCGGAGATTTCTTCTCCGTCGGCCTCAATCAGCATCTGCTTCTTGAGTACGTTGTAATACTTGATCTGCTGGGGGGACAGCGGGGCATCACGATCAACAAAGGTCAAAGGGGGTAAGTCAAGGCACTGCTTCTTCTCAAACCGGATGGCTGGCTGAAGCGCCTTGTGAACAATGTGCTTGGACTCGGGACGGGGTAACCAGCGGTATTGCCCAACCTTAATCATCACGTTGTCTCTGAATTGCCCAAAGAACATAGGGATGCCGTTGGGGTTCACCAGCTTTGCCAATCCGTAAGCATCCACAGGCGACTGCGCGGCGGGTGTTCCAGTCAACATCCATAACCCACGGATGGTTTTAGTCAGGTCACGTAGGTCTTTCCACCGCTCGGTCTGAGCATTCTTATACGCTGACGCTTCATCTACCACGATCAAATCAAACCCGCCCTTGAGCAGTTCACTCTTAACAATTCCAACCCCATCAAAATTGATAACGACAAACTCTGACCCTGCATTGATGATCTCTTTGCGCTTCTTGGCCGAGCCGTGCGCAACGGATACTGTGCGATGGATTGCAAACTTGAACAAATCGTTTTGCCATGCCGACTTCATAATTGACAACGGACAAATCACTAACACTCGCTTCACTAATCCTCGTTGCATTAAATAGTCAACTGCCCAAATCACTGATGCTGTCTTGCCTGTCCCCTGCTCATTAAAGCAGAACGCCTTGTTGTTGGTCGTTAGGAACTCGGTTGTAGTCTTCTGATGCTCGAACGGGGTGAACCCGTGAGGACGGGGCCACTCATACTCTGATAAGTTCATTTTTTCTTTGGTTTGTTAATTTTGACGGTATGGTCTGAATTACGGCTGAATGAACGATTGGCGCTTGGGGTCTTGAGCTTAAGATTTCCCGAAGCATTGCTTCCCCCTTTGGATAAGGGAACCACATGGTCGATGTCTTTTCCAGCACGATCAATGCCCTTTTTGTCCATCTCACTTCTTGCTCGTTGGCGTTCAAGGCGGGAATCAGATTCGCCTCTTGCTTTTTGCTGTTCATATTCTTTTTTATAGGGTCTAGGTTTGTTTACGTAGGGCATGTTAGATTTCCTTTCCAAGCATGTGAGTATTGAGGTCTTCTTTCGTCAGGCCAAACTCCTCGGGCGTTGCTTCCCAAAGCGGCTTGCGCCCCTCATTTTCGATGGTTTGAAGGGTTTTGCCAACTGCAATGCTGACCTCCATCAACATAGAGTCTTTCTGCGTAATAAATATTTTTCGGACTTCTTCCATAATGATTGGCCCCACCGATTTCCTGACGACTTCTTCCACTCGGCGCTTCAGTTCGTTCTCAAGAATCAGGGCGGTGTCGGTCTCTTGGTTTGTCATTGTGTTCATTGTTAGCTCCTGTTGTATTCACATTGTTTGACTGCACAGAACTTGCACAGCGGCCCACTGCTGGGATTCCATACACCGTTCTCCAATGCCGCCTCAATCCGCGCAACATCTTTTGTTGGCTTCTCTAAGTACTTTGGCATCATTTCTCTGTGGTGCTCGGCCTTCACAAACTCTTTGCTCACCGTGAAGATGAGTGCCGACTTCACCCTGTTGATCTTGGGGAACTTGGCAAAGATGCCAGCCGCTACTAGGTCAAGCTGTTTGGTGTCTGCGTACCTTGCGCTCTTGCTGGTCTTGTAGTCAGCAGAGTGCGCCAAACCCTTTGCCTCGTTCAACACAACCAAGTCGGCAATGCCGTGCCACCACACATCGGGCGCACTGAACTCGCAAGCCTTCAAGTCCTTGGTCAGCCCTAGCTTGACCTCACACAGCTTCTCCCCTTCAATTTTGCTCAGGGCATCAAGCGTGTCCTTCATGTACTCGAACTGGGGCGGGATAGGTTTGCCGTCCCGAATGTATTCCTCTGCCACAGTATGAGCAGTCTTGCCGTACAGCGTCGCCGTTGTGTCGGGCTCAACAACGTCCTTGGCTATCTTGGTGTGATAGTACTTCTTGGGGCACTGCTGAAATGTTTTCAAGCTACTGAACGACCATACGATACTCATGTAAGTCCTTTAACAGTTAGGATGGTTGAGATGCACTCGGCAAGTGTTTGGTCTTCGGGGACGATAAACAACTCGGTTTCCCAGTCATGGCCGTGGGGGTTAGGCTTGAGCGTACCCATTTCTAATATACGCCCATTCGCGGCGGCTATAACAGCCAGTCGAAATTTAGGTTGTGAAGAATGAGTAACATCTTCTCGTGTAGAGGATATAGCTCTACCTAACTTCGAGTCCCTTTCACTCGCTCCCATTACCCACACTATAAATTTTCTAAGCAGTTTTCTCATCAACAATCTCCATAAGATTTGCCATACCCTGCTTCGCAGTTCAGGGGTAGCTCAGGTGCCCACGACGGGCGGATACGCATACACAATTCAACGTATTCCTTAGCTGTTTCAGCCTCGGCCTCCGGTGCAATACAAGCGATGGCGTCATGGACGGTCATCACCACGCGATACTTCTTGGCCACCATCAACATCTGCTCACCTATCACGATACGTGCAAGTGCTTGGCATACGTTCTCAATCACCTTGCCGCCATAGATTCGGTTGGGTATGACTGCCTTGCCTTTCTTGGTGTCGTATACAAGCTCGGTCTTACCGCTTTCCTCATCGGTTTTTTGGCGTAAGTTGGGGTACTTCAAGCGTAGTCCATTGGGGAGTAGGATGCCCTCTGACCCATCTACTTTAAGTATGTCGCCACGCCCAAACGCCGTCGTCTGCTCACGGATAATGGCAGGTAGGACATTCGCCGCAGATTTCCACAGTGCAGTAATTTTCGGATACGTATTTCGATACGTATTGATGATGCGTTGCGCCTCTTCAAGCGTGACTTCAACACCAAAAGTTTTAAGCTGCGTCTGAAACTTTGCCGCACCCATGCCGTAGCCTGCGCCAAGAATCGTTGTCTTACCGACAAACCGTTCGTCTTTTGTAATCTCTTCGATTGCCTTGCCATATATAGCCGATGCCATGATCTTGTATACATCCTCACCCCTATCAAATGCGTCTACCAAGTCGTCTTGACCAGCTAACCATGCAAGCGTCCGTGCTTCAATCTGCGATGAGTCTGAGTCAATCATCACCATGCCAAACGGCGCAAGGATGGCTTTCTTCAACGGCGATGTGCGTTGCAAGTTCTGTAAGTTGATCTTGTCGTCACCGCCCCAGCGCCCAGTGTGTGCGGCGTAGTAGCGTAGGGGTACAGGCATCGGCCCCCGCTTAGCAATCCCAATGAACCGCTCGGTGCGGGTCTCTTCGATGGTTGACTTTGTTCCCAACCGGGCCGCAACTACTGCTTGTACCCGAGTATCCTCATGCTCCAACAGGGCCTTGAATCCCTCGTCGGTCTTAGAGAATGCGTAGGTCTGCTTGCCAGTGGCTGGGCTTTTCTTCATTGGCGGCTCAACACCAAGGGATGTAAGTAGGTCGGCAAATTGTGGGTTACTCATCAAAGTGTCTTTGTCAAAGCTGTCCAACAAATCTTCTTTGCGGCGCTTTTCCTTAACCAAGTGAACTTCCAACATCTCCTTGTCCAACT